TATCATCCACTCCATTTCCTTGCTCTTGGATGATTTGGCCGTCATACTCATTTGCTCCCCCTGTGTCACCTAGCATATTTATTTTTACAATGTTATTTGGTGCGTCCTTCAGTAGATTGATTTCCTGTGAAAATCCAGATGTTTTTAAAAACTTCACAGAGGGAGTGAATCCGGTTTCTTCCGCCGATGTTAATTGTTTCAAAAGGGTTCTTGATGTCCCGGCTCCATCTCCTGCATACCACTGGAAGGCGGACCCTGCCACGCCATCGATTTCCGCATTCAAGAACTTCTTTGATGCCGGGCCACTGTCCGTCCAGAAGCCGAGGTAATCATAATCGTTTCCTGTGGTGTTATCGTAGAGAACAATCTTCTTTGTGCTGGTTAGTGTATTTCGAGTTACATATATTTCACCATTTGTGATTGTCAAATCATTTGTTATCTCTGCAGTGGTATTTATCAACAACGATGAAAACTGCGATGTCCCCGCCGACGAAGTAATCGCCGCCGAGGACGATATCCCTGAACCGAACGTGCATATTGTAGATGGGTTTAATACTACACCATCGGCGGTTGTGCCTACATTCACCCGTCCAGAAAAGGTGGTCCCAGTAAGCGAACCCCAAGTTTGATCGGTGGTCTTAACCTCTAATACGGTTACTCGTCCTTCAAGTGTGTTAATGTCTGCCGTGTTTGTGGCTATCTGTGCGTCTTGAATGGCTTGGCTCGCATTATTAGTTACGATATAACCGCTCAATGTTGCCGCTGTCGTGGTGGCTAAAGCCAATGCCGCATACGCTACAGGCCCATCTCCACCCGCTCCCGCTGGTCCAGTTGCTCCAGTGGCTCCAGTTGCTCCAGTAGGTCCACCACTTGGGCCGGTGGGTCCCGTGGGTCCTGTTGGGCCTCCTGCCGGTCCGGTCGGGCCAATTGCAGTAGGGCCTGTGGGTCCCGTAGGTCCTGTCGCTCCAGTAGGCCCAGCAACAACATTCGTCACTTGTTGAACCGTAATAATCACACTGGGGACGGCCGGTCGAGTTGGACTTGTCCCCGCTACATCGTGGTGCAGAAATAAAGCTGTATCTGCCGAATGCCACGCTAACTCGATATAATCATTTGCCGATAACGGAACAATTAAATTAAGTGCCGCTATCAGTTTATCATTATTACCTTCCAATGAAAAAAGACTGTTACTATCTGGGATATTCACTCCGTTTTTTACAAACCACACCTCCACGGTATCTTTACCTCCATCTGTTTTATCGAATTGTGCTGAAAACTGGATATTGTATGTCCCCGCATTTAGCACCTTGATTTGCGACGACGTCGCTCCAATCTGCACTTGGTTATTATTGGGGTCGCTGTTATTAACCGTCATTAAATTCACACTTGTAGCCCCTGCATTTGTTTGGTCTACATTACTCCAGAATACACCCCAGTATCCTACTGTTTCTAAACCCGCAATAATGCCGTCGATTTGTTGCTGGATAGTTTGAGTGGTTATTAGACCCTCCAACATGTCAAATTGCAGATCGCTGATGTCCGGGTCGCTTTTAGTCAAAATATCTGTATTGACTTCATTTGCATTCACTGATGCCAAATTTGTCAAATAGTTGTAAGACGTATAATCTAAATTACTAATACTCATTATAATATATCCGTATATATATATATGTCAAAAGTTTCCAACAACTCCGAAAATACGAACTATAACCATGTATCTGTAAAAACCGATTCCATGGTTAAGATGATTAAGGAACTCTCTAAACTGGGAGTATTTAAGGGAAAATCTAAACCCCGTGCTAAAAGGGGTTCTGGCAAAGGCGATGACATGGGAGGTGATGGGCCCGGTCCTCAGATGCGAAACCTCCCTCCTATCCAGCAAATCCCACAGGGTGCAACCACTCAGCAGATACAGGACATTCAACAGAGAAATGCCGCAGCCTTGGCCCAATTACGGTCAGAGGTTCAACAGGGGCGGATCGCCGATATTCAAGGCACACGCTTTAGGAGTCAGCAAGAAGCCGGGGCAGGTGCCTATAACCCCTTCGAGAGAACCCGTTCTGTTGGAGTTATGGTCCCTGATGTCACTGAAACAAGATTTACTCAAACAATTAATGAAGGGGGTCCTGGGGCTGAGGCTGATTTACCAGAAACCACTTTTACTATGGAGGAAACTGGAAACATTCCAATTGCCCTGCAACCTGTGGAGAGAATCGCTGTCGGAGAACCCGTTGGTGAAGCTGTCGGTGTAGAAGCTGTTAAAACAGGTGGCGGGAGTGGAAGACCCAGTCTTTCTCTAAGAAAATCAGTCACTGATTATTTTGAGTTGCCACCCATTCCAAGTGTAAGGGGGACTGATACCGTAGATGTATTGATTTATTATAGGCAATTTATGACTACAGTTGGTGGACGAGTAGATGAATCTATTGTAACATCGAAAGAGAAAATGATTAAGGAAATGAATAGTCTTGCAGATACCCTCGTCCAAAAAATATAAAACCTTAATGTATATGTCTGACTTTATTGAAGAAAACGAGAGAACCATTTATTTAGATTTAGAGGACTTACCTGATTCCCTTATTTATAAACTAGAAGAAGTCGAATTCACTTTTAACCCCGAGAAATTCGGTGTTGGCGAATATCTCTCCATCGAATATTACGAACAACGGTTTGAAAAAGCATTCCCCGGATTGATAAATCAGTTCCCGATGCTTTATTACTTGGTGGAGGATTGGCATCAGAAAGCCACCCAACTAACACCTTTAGAAGAGATTGAACTCAAAAAATCACAATAATTTTGCATTGTATATATATAATGCAAAACAATTTAGCACCAAGACCGACTCTCTACGATTCCTTAAGAATTGGCTATCTACCCAGCGAATCTCAGCAGGGCAAGGAGATGGCAAAATACGGCTACCAGATTGACAAGGGGCTTTCTAACGACAACCAACAAGTGTATTATAATCCCGATTCTAAGAAACTTCTCTACAACGTCACCGGCTCACACACCCTAGACGACTGGGTGAATTCTGATCTGAAATTGGCTTTGGGTATTAAGAAGAACACCGGTAAACCAATTATCGAACGAGGCATTGAGAAACTCCTCCCTGATGCATGGAAGAAGAGTTTCGACCGCCGATACGAGAATGTATTCGGGGGATTCAAGGATACCGACCGATACAAACAGGCCGACGAAACCTTGAAGAAAGCGAAAGCCAAGTATCAACCTGCTGAAACCGCCTTGACCGCCCACAGCTTGGGTGGCCGAATTATCCAGGACATTGCAAAGAGCAATGATAAAGTGTATGCACTTGATGCCGGACAAACGATCGGGCAACAGGTTAAGGGAGGACCGAACCGTAATATTTACAGGACCGCCGGCGATGTGGTTTCGGGCGCATCTGCGTGGTCGCCACACGTGCAAACATTGGCGAACCCCCACACGAGCAAATTGCTTCCAGCTTTGTTCTCTCGTAGCGCCCCGCAGATCGCGGTTGCCGGTGCCATCGACGCTTATAACGCCCACAACATAGAGAACATTAAGGGGTCTAAAATATTCGTTTAATTACATTTTCACTCCTACGATTGTAAATGTGAAATTGCCAGCGAGTGGCAAGTTAGGAGATGCAGGGGGCGTGTTATTATTTAAATTAAATGCACTTAGTTTCAAATCTACGATACTTCTTGTTTTATAAAAAGTTGTCATTAGCGATGCCATCGTTCCATTTGACACCACCTCATTCGCTAATACAAATGTTGATACTGACCCCAGTGTTGCGGATTGGTTCTGTCGTCTTGTATTTGTCAATGATAATTGGGGTATGAAATCAAATCCTTCTATTTCAAGACGATAACCTCCATTAGAATTAAGTGCCGTTGTAAAAGAAGTTGTTTGTGTTAAAAAGATATTGAAACGGTCATATTTGTCCCAAAAGGATTGACACAATTTACGAATATCAATGTTTTTCAGGGTAAAGGTGGTATAGTCGGTATCACGCACTCCCAAGTTGGTTTCCGTTGTTGTAAGTCCCCACGGGTTGATATTGAGTGTTGCCTTTTCCACCTCATAAATGGGTTTCACGAAAAACGCCAATTGCCAATAGGGTGTCGCAAATCCACCAAACCCTACCGCATTCGTTGTTCCTGTATTTTCTGAGTTTTTAAAAGTAATGGTAAGAGGGACATTATCTCCATTTTTTTTGAACTGAACTGGGGCTACTGGGTATGCCAAATCATTCATATATCCTGACCCTCCATTTGGAGCAATGACTGTTCCTATAATCGCATTCTCTGTATTCAAATTGAGTTGGTCTGTATTATTACTTTGTTTTGTTCCGTTATTTACAAAATTAAGACCTGAAATCTGAACGGGGGTAATACGAATATCACCTACATTGGTTCCAGTTCCACGGGCAGATATCATTCCCAATTGTATTTCAAAATCATCGTGTTTATCCCAAAACAAGTTACACAATCTTCGCATATTGAAATCGGGGTATGAGTATATTTTGCTATTATCAGTTACAACTCGTTTTATTCCTGGCATATTCACATTTGAATTGAAACCATAAAAAGCACACTCATTCATTTTTCCAGCAATCACAGGTTCAAATAGAAAATGAAACTCAACATCATTGAAATTGTTTCCAGCAGGAAAGACACCAAATGACGAAACATTAACGTTAGCAGGATCAGTATTTGCCAAGGCAAACTCAAAGTTTTCATATCTGTTGCCCTTTTTGAAATTGAAAGACCAACCCGTATTTACAATTATTGGATTTATATTTGGTGATGCTCCTTGTAAAAACGTATACGCAACAGGCACCCATTCTTTATTCATATTTGAACCCGTTCTTTCATATATCACATTAGACCATTCCAACCCTCTCAAATTGTATGATAATTGCCCCATAGTTGAACCACTGACGATTGTTATAGCCCCCTCTGTTGAAAATGAAACCAACTTCAATGCGAACTGGTCGTATTTGTCCCACATCTCTCCCATCACATTTTTCATATCAATATTGTTAAATGTGAATGCCGTCTTTTGCGCGTTAATCGTGCAAGGATTAATCGTCGATTTCGTAGATAATATAAGTGAGGCACTGTCTGATAACATTTATATTATCTCTATAGATTATTCTTTAACTCCCACAACTGAAAATGTAAAGGTTTGCGCGTTTAATTGGGCGGTTTGAAATGACCCGTTACCAACTTGCGACCAACAATAAAAGGTCAAATCTACATTCTCACTCTCAGGTTTGCGAAATGTATTTATTGACATTGGCGCCTGTCCGTATTCACAATCATTTGTAAAGGTTTCCGTATAAAAGAATTGCTGTGTGAATCCATTTCCTTGTTTATATCCTGTTGTCACTCGTAAGTTATTGATAAATTGAAGACCCTCCATTTCATACCACATACGACGCTGTGCTGCTGAAAATGTTGCCCCTGTTCCATGCATTCCGATTGAATTGCATATCAAATTAAACTTCTCATACTTATCCCACAAACTGCCTAAAATCTGTCGCATATTGATATTGGTAAATGTGAAAATAGTGAAATTGGCATTTCTTGAACCAAACTGATTTGTTCCAGCGCCACTTGGTAAAATCGTCCCGCTCAATGTGAAATTAACCTGCTCGTTTTGATACAGCATTGTGTATGGACTTCTGTAAATCTTGGTATCATCAATCGGCACAAATGCCAAAAAGAAAATACGCTGACCTATTGTTGTAGGTGCTCCTGTTTCATATACATATTGCAATGTAAGTTGGACGTTGTTTGCATCAGGTTTTATCATTACAAATGTTCTTGTATTTGCGGAACGGTTAAACTGGCGTGGTATAGAGGTCGGAATCGACAAGTTATATTCATCGATTGCCGTTTGAAAACCCGCTTGTTTACCCTGATATGATGCCTGAATCAAGTTCAAACCATTTTGATAAAGGGTCGCCATACCAGCAACAGTGGCTGGAAATGTATCATTAATATACATTTTGAAATACTTATATTTGCTCCACAGTGTTTCGCCTAAAACAACTTTCAAATCAAAGTTGAAGGTCACTGTCATATTATCTGCACTTATTACTCCTGTTGTCGATGGGGTTGTTGTAAGTGACCCCGTATTGAGCCATAATTTCGCTATCTCTTGATCCATTTATAATAAATACATAGATTATTATAAATTGTTAAACTGCTTCCTTTTTGAGTTTTCTAAGTTCTCTACGCTTTGCGTTAATTGCGTCTTTGTTTTTATGGTATAATTCATTAGCATAAGCATTTACCTTTTCTCTATTTTTCTCAGTCCATTCACGCTGTAATTCCAATCTTTTCTCGGGATTGTTTTCACGCCATTCTTTCGCTTGTTCTTTCTCACGCTCCTTAACATCAGGATTTTCACGCCACTCTTTCTTTTTCTGTGCTATTATTTCAGCATTCTCTGCTTCATATTTTTTGCGAACTTCTTTTGCTTGTTCTTTATCTGTATGTGCTCTCCTTGTGTTTAAGGTTGGTTTCAATTTGTCTATCCATTCTTGCTCTGTTTGGCGTTGTAAATGACGCTCACATCGTGCCAATAATTCACAAGTCCAATTTTCTATGCCTCCATTTTCACGGATAAATACATATAAAGGATTATTATGATTTTGACGATTTGAATTATTACAATCTTTTTTGTGAGTGTAAAATCTTGATTGGGCTGATACAGCAGACCCAACATAAAATTGAGTTATTTCAGGGGTTTTACAACAGAGTTTATAAATATCAGATATATTCATATTTATAAATTAATTAGTGAGTTGTCTTTAAGTTGTTTGTGTTATAATATTGATGAGGTGAATTCACCCGCTCAGTATCTCGCATAACATACGCCATTTTCGTACACGAGTACTTGGTCATAGCAAGCAAAGGCAGTCTGCAGAATGGTGATGGCGGCACCGGAAGACTGGTAGTAGTTGATGATGGCGAAGATATCCGAATTGGAAGTGTTAGTGCCGCTGAATATGGTTGAGGTATTTGCACCCTGGTACACTTCAAGGTCAATTCCAACTAGGTGGGCCCCTGACTCAGTTGTGGAGGCAGTGTTGATATTGGTAACAGCAACAGGGGCATCTAACTCATAAGCAGTTCTGGTGACACTGGGCTGGTTGGTCAAGTCCGCAAGAGAACCAAAGCATTTAAGTGCCTCGGAGTAGGTTTCACTATGGGTTACAGGAGCCGTGCTGGGAAGAACTTCAGCACCCACACGGAATTGGTATCCGATGGAGTTGGAGGTTCCTACACCAAAGGCGCAGTGGGAAAGGGGGTATTGAGCGTTAACACCAACCGAAGCATTGTTTCTTGTGGCAACTACGATGTTCTTGAGGGAACTGAACTTGGCGGGAATTGGGAAAGAAACCTGCGTTTGTGTCGTGTTGGGGACGTTGGCAGAATTGGTGTAAGCACGCCACGAGGGGATAACCATCTGCATGGGACTGGAAGAACCCGCTTTAATTGCACTGATAGCAGAATCAGGGAGTTCCAAGAACTCACCACAGTAATTTACGCCTGACATATTGAAGGAGGTAATGGCACCGCCCAACCTCATCAAACCACGTTCTGCACTGCTTTGTAAAACGATCTCTAATCTTAACGGACTAGCACTGGCCTCAAAAAATGGCAAATACTTCTCACCAGCCAAAGACCCAACCATCGAAATCAAATTCAATGCGAAAGGAAAGGAGAAAGTTCCAGCAGGGGACAATGCACCCAAAGCACGACCTCTGTTAACCGAGGCGGCATTCAGCACATCACCGGCGGCGGCGGCCTGGAGGACGGAATAATCGGGGTTGGTTCCGGCGGTGATCGAGAAACGACCCTTGACCGCATCTTCGGATACCTGGTAATCAAACAAGATTTTGGCAAGTTGATGGTACTGGTCGATATCTTCTAAAAGGTTGGAGCCGTGAAAAACACGGACTCTCTGGATAAGACCATGGAAGCCACATGACTCGAGGGTAGTAGCAGTGGTTGCAGTGCCGACAACTAAGTTGAGGGTTCCTTTCAAATAAGACTCGGAAGGAATGAGGCAGGTGTTTGCGCGTGTAGGCAAGTTAATAGTAATCGTTTCGCCCTGGCCGAATGTGGTTGAGCCTTGCGGTTGTATCTGGGTTAAAAATCTTCGGCCTGGAGCACTCTCAGTCTTTGATGCATAGCGGAGGTTGGTGGGAATCATTGTTATATATACTACGCCCAGGAAATATTTTTGGCAAAAACAATTAGAAACGTCTAAATGTTTTTAATAAGGGGGGATTTATCGCTTAAGGATATTTCTCTCAAGACCCGCTGAAACTTTTTTAAGAGCCTGTCCTACTTCTCTCATTTTGGGTCTGTCTAAAAGGGCGGTCTTGTATCCAAGTTTTCGCATTCCAAGGGGCATCTTATGTCCCATCATCGCTTTTCCTAAAGGTTGTTTATGTCCGAGCATTTATAAACTACCATTAGAAATTATCCAGGCTATTCTGTAAATTTGACACAATCCAATTGCAACGTCATCTGATATTGGATTCCATTCATATCCACGAGTCGCCCCTCGTTGTCTAAAATGCGGATCTGAATCTGGTCCAGTTTATTCACAAATAAGTTTGTCCTAAAGTTATTGGGGTTCTCATAAGTGATAATAGAGAAGGGCGCGACATACACCGGTATCGTTGCTAATATTTTTTGATTATATGGTTGCGCCACATTTACATTGTATGTAGGGAAGTTTATCTCAATATTCAAAGCCCTTATCTGATTCAGATTCACGCAGTCGCGACTGTAGAGAAGATTCGCAACGGAGGTGGTATTGCTGGTTTTGCTGAACCCGATGATATGGTTAAAGGTCCCAGCGTAAATTGTAAAATTCGTGGTTGCATGTGTTATCAGCAGTTTGCTTGTAATGGGGCTATAAGTGATTGTGTAGGACGCTCCCATCACCGTCTGTAGCACATCGATGAGTTGCGTTATATTGTAATTGCCTGGCTCGATATAATATGTATTCACCGGACCGGCTACGAGTCCCCAGCTGAATGTGTTGTCTACAGAGGAGATAGAATAAAATGAATAAGGGATTGTTGCATTCTGCAGTGAGAGATAGATATGGTGGCCATCAGGAATCTCTATTACGGGCAGATAGTAGATTGAGTTTGCAATATTGCCACCCACGGTTTCAGTTGCGTATCGGCTATTCAGATATATTTGGATGCTTTCAATATGTTCCATTTATATTTACAGGAGATAATGTCTTCCCTAAATGGATTCGCCGTTCTTTGTTATTTCCAGTAAGTTGAAATTACGATACAGCTTGTTCTCTATGGTATCCAAATCTAAATGACTGTATTCTTTTTCATAAACATAATCGTAAAGTTTCTTCGCATCGTCTTCTTTCATTTGTAATAATTCGTCAACAATCACACGCCACTCTTCTCTGTTCTTCGGTTTAAAAATGGTTGCAAACGTGGTTTGCTTTCTCAACATCTTTGGCATATACAAGTAAGACTGCAGTGTGAATATGAAACAGCAGTTGAGGTGGCGGGCCTTGATTAACATCGTATTCAGCATTCTCTGTACGTCCTTCTCTTTGAGTGTAGAAGCCATATCATCTATCACCACGCAGTTGTATTCATTCTCATCTTCATCGTCATGTTCGTCCTTCCGGTCTTTCAGTTCTTCATACAATTCGCTTAACGAATCATAGGTCAGTTCATTATAAACCTTATCGTGCTTTTCAAAGGGGTGATTCTGCACCGACGCGAAACTGATTGATGGTGTGAATAAATACAAGTTATGAAACTTTCGGTGGTATGCTCCCCCCTTCCTGAATTGGTTTAACAACAGAGAAGTCTTCCCCGACCCGCCGGATCCGATCATCAAATAAATCATTCCGTTTCTTCTCGATACACCCTCTACAATTCCTGGTATGTATTTGTCCATTTTCTCCTTGACCGGCTTGGTATCCTTTATGTTGGCATTTGGGATTTCGCTGATTTGCATTATAGTAATGGGTGAGAAAAGATTTGTTTAATTAATCTTTAGGCAATTATTTTCTGGGGCTATGGTATAATGGAATCCCTAAATGACGATGAAACCCTTACGAAGCCAAAGCAGAAAAAACAAAGAAGCGAAGCACAACAAGAAGCCACTAAGAAAATGCTGTCAGCCATGGAGGAAAAGAAAATGAAACTCAAAGCAATCAAAGACAAACTGAATAATGCACCGCCGATTACACAGGCTGAGAATGAATCTGAGTCGGAGCCGGAACCGGAGCCGATTGTGGTTAAGAAACCGAAAGCAGAACCCAAACCAGTTGTTGCTGTGAAACCGAAGAAGGAACCCAAAGTGATTTACCAGTCAGCCTCTGAATCGGAGGAGGAGGTGGTTATTGTAAAGAAGAAGAAGAAGCCGAAGAAGAAGACCATCATTTATGAGGAGTCTGAATCCGAAGAGGAGGAGGAGGCCCCGAAACCGAAACCACGGGAAACCAAAACTCAACAAAGTAAATCGTCTTTTAAAGTGACACCTGGAGAGAACAAACCAGCGCCTGCCAAAAACATTTATTACTTTGCAGATTAAAATTTTGTTTATATATGGTATATGCCGTATTTTAACAACAAAGCAAAACAGGGAAAAGACAATTATGAAACCCCTGAGTGGGTGTGGGAGCTGTTCTTCAAACATTTCAAGAACCGCGATGCTCGGGTGTGGTTGCCTTTCTTTTGCAAGGGTCTATGTGCTGAATATGTAAACAAACATCACGGGGCCAAACACGTGCATTGTGATTCGGATTTCTTTGAGTGGTCCCCGAATGAGTGGGATTGCATCGTGGATAATCCACCCTATTCATGTAAGAAGGAAGTGTTTCAGAGATGCATCGCATTAGGGAAGCCGTTCGCCCTCTACGTGCCTTTGGATACCCTGGGTCGCGTCTATATTAAGGAGTTAATGGATAGCCCGCATATGCAACTTTTGATACCCCATAAAAGGACAGACTTCATAACGGACTACGATGTTAACCGCACATGTCCCCCTCATAAAACGATCTGGGTCTGTTATAAGATGGAACTAGGAGATGGCCGGCAGATTATCTTTGAGTAATATATAATGCACCCCTCAGTATTTTTTAGACGGTTACATCGAGTCATGTTGGAGAGAAAGAAACATCGATTGTGGATTCGATGAGTTAGTTATATAAGTAAGTGTATTTATATAACCTTTAGGTGTTTAATTAAGGGGGTTCTTGAGTTGCTTAATAATGGTTAAATAGGGGTTTTGCAATATCCCAAATTCTGCCCTTTTAATATCCCAAAAACCCATTTTCTGCCCCTGTTTTTAGAAACTCTTCTTAGATTTTTATTCTTATGTATACTTTCTCTTTTTAAGGGCAGAAAATGGGATAATAACAGAAAATGGGATATTAAGGAAGATAGAGGACCCCTTTTAAAATCGGATTCTTTTAGGCGTTTTGAAAGTAATAAACACTTTTAGGAAAAAAGCTTAAAAATAATATCTTTGATAGGTATATAGAAATGCAAACACCAAATCTCAATGACCCCCGCCTTGCGTCCCTCCGAAGAGAAGCCAAACCCAACTGCTTAAATGGTATCACGCTGTATGAAACCGTGGATTTACAAGTTCTTGAAAAGTTAATCAATAGTAGCCTTCTTAAAAAAACATTTAATAATCAAATCTGTAAGGTCTGGTATGACAACGAAAAGCAACAGCTGGAAAAATACCGCGATAAAATGATCGGGGACCGTGCAAAAATCCAATATAATAAATCAAAGAATAATCCTTTTGGAAGATGCAACCCAGAGAATGCAGTGGGGCTTTATAACATACGAAGAGAAATCAGACACACCCTTGCCTCAGAACATTATGAAGACATCGATGTAGACAATTGCCACCCACGTATGCTATTACTTACAATGCAGGGTGCAGGAATAGATACTCCGCTCCTATCAAGCTATGTAGAGAACCGTCAGGAATGGTTAGATTTGGTAAATAAACATTATAAAATCCCACAATTAGAAAAGGTAAAAGAGCAACCGCACTTAAAGAAAGATATCCCCAAGGATTTGTTTATCCGACTGTTATTCGGTGGCGGATCTAAACCATGGGCGTCAAAATGGGAATTGGAGGTTTCATTTGCAAACCAGAAACTTATTGACTTTGAAAATGAGATTGCGATTATCAATGAATGGATAGCGATGGCAAACCCGCATATATTGGAAATTGCTGAAAAACAAAAGGATGAATCATGCAATATCAATGGAACCGCGTGTTCTTATTTCCTCCAAGAATGCGAAGTGCAAGTTCTGGAAACGATGTATTTGTATTGTGTTAAAAATGGTTACATCAAAAATGATAATGCTGTGCTATGTGCGGATGGATTGATGATTGAAAAGCGGTTTTATAAACCACAGCTAATTCAAGAGTTGCAAAACGAAATCTTAACCAAAACCGGATTTGATTTGAAACTATCAAATAAGGCAATGGAATTGGGATACAATGCAATTCTTGATAAATCGTTGAAATTTGACTTCACGTTGTATTCAACGGCCTTTTTGGCGAACATATTTCGCGTCTTGTATATGGATAAATACATATATGTTGATGGGAAATTGTATGAATACACTGGAGTTTATTGGGCGGAACAAGAAGATAAACGTCATACCCCATTGCATATGAAAGTTCAAAATTCGTTTAAAAAGTATGTCTGCAAAGAGGTTTCAAGAATGATTGATGAATTGACTGAAAAATCTCAAGAACAAGGATTTGAAACCAAAATGAAAGAACTGAATAAATTAATGGGGCAGGTAATACAAGCGTGTGATAATAACAATATGCGAAAGGCATTGGTAGATGATATTATATATGCAATCACATTCAACCATATCGAAATGGATTCTCATTCGGGTTTATTGGCTTTCACAAATGCTGTTTATGATTTGGATACAGCACAATGGACGCAACCCCATCATACCCAATATCTATCAATGACAACTGGATGGAATTGGAATCGTGCAGGAGCGGATCATTCTTGTTTAAATCGATTGTTAGACCAAATTTTTCCAAATCCAAAGATTAAAGACCATTATTTGACAATATTGGCAACAGGAATGTGGGGAAATCAAATAGAGAAAATATTCAATGCTACCGGAAAAGGAGGAAATGGAAAAGGCGTTTTAAATGCATTAATGATACACGCTATTGGTGATTATGGATATGTATTACCTTCGAACACATTAGTTTCTGAAATCAAAGAAGGAGCAAATCCAACAATTGCAAATATGCATAAAAAACGACTCGTAATATCATCAGAACCAGATGCAAGAAAAACAATCAATTCATCAACGGCAAAATCTTTAACTGGAGAGAAAAAACTAAATTGCCGAGGGTTATATAGTAGTAATTGTTTAACGTTATTATTATTAACATTAATAATTGAATGCAATAAACAGCCAAACTTCGATGAAGTTAATGATGCAATTGCTCGTCGTTTGGATGTAACGCCATTTAATGCAAGTTTTAAAGATAAGCATTTATATGATGATGCAATTGCTGGAAAAACAGCCGAAGAAATTAAAGCAATGAATATTTACCAATCAGATTTATATTTCAAAACAGAAGAATTTCAAAATGATAATCGTCAGGCATTGATAGAAATGCTGTTTACTTATTTTGAGAAGTTCAGAAAGAATGGATATAAATTTGTAGATATTCCCGAGGAATGCAAAGAGGCATCTAATAAATACATGAAGAAATCCGATAACATTTACAATTGGTTTTTGGAGAATTATAGTGAGGATAAGAATTCAGTTGTTATGATTAAAAACGCATATAGTATGTTTAAGGAGTCAGAATTATATATCAATATGACAAAGCAAGAGAAGCGTGCAAATAATTTGCATAATTTCACAGAAGAAATTAAAGAGAATATGTTTATCGGAAAGCATTTCAAAGATAGGGATACAACTCATAATAAAATCAAATACAAGTCAGCATATATTGTAGGGTTCGCAGAGAAGCCACGCGAAAGTTGCAATGAGAATATAATGACAAGTGCAAATGAAGATGATGGCTTCAATGCCGAGGAAAAAGAATAAATCTTTTAAGTTGAAAAAACTTAATTTAAAAGATTTCAGTTTTACGAAGTTGTTCTTCGGCTTGGGCGAGTTCTTCTTCCACTTTGCGAAGTTCTTCTGCCAGCTTCTTACGGAGCCGGTGTGCTTTGACATATCCAATTTGTTTAAGACGGTATTCTTCGTTGCCTTCTCTCCATTTCTTGTTATATTCTTTGATATGTTCTTTGTGGTTTTCTTGCCATTTCTTCATGGCGCGTTTTTGGGATTCATAGGTCATTTAG